CCAAGGGTACAAGGAGCCATTGTGGTAATGGACAGCTCACGCAACGGTATTCCTGAGCTTTCGTTAGCAGTGTTGGCAGACGACTTAGTTTTTCCGTTAGCTTGGTTTCACGTTACACATTTGACTGACGAAGATAAAAAAGAGCTTGCCCGCGACTTACCTCACACCTCACACCTAGCCAACTTTTAACAGATTAATCAATTAGCCCCCTCGGGGGCACAGGAGAAAAAAATGAAAACAGCACCGAAGTTTTACACTCGAAACGAAGACACTGCTGAAGCGTATCAACCTGCTGACATCGACAAACTTACGTCGATACTCAAGTTCTCAGAGAAGCTCTGGTACGATGAGTGGGTCGCACAAGGCTCCAAAGATGAGGGCAGTTGCACAGGCGGCAAGGGCATTCAGGTTTGGTACTGCGGTCGCAACAAACGCACGGCGGAGCTAAAGACCGTTGTTCGATGCCCCACAGGACAGGGCAATTTATCTGCAGAAGCGAGCGTGATGTCAGCTCTCGATTATCTGAAAGCTGAGGGTATGGAGGTCAGATATTATGACGGTTGGTTGGACTAATCATCAACCGTCCTTCTTCTTCTTCATCGCATAATCCATCAAATTATCACTGAACATTTTCTCCCACCACTGCCGCCAGTTCAGCTTACCGCTAGGAATGTAACGATGTTGGTTCTTCCAAGCAAAACGGGCGGCGTGGTACTTCTTTTCATCTGCCCACTGCCGCTCCTTGATCGCCTCCTCCTCAGTAAAGATCATTGACATCGAACTCGATTGTTTCGGACATATTGTACGGTCGATAGATGCCAGTCTCCCTGCACTTTAGTCCGAGCGCCAACGCCTGCTCATTCTTGGCGTTGCCGTACTCGATCGCCTCCTCGCTCAGGGTAAATACGCCAAAGGGGTAGGGGTGCATCTTCTCGACTGCAAGAAAATAAAATTTCTCGGTTGGTAAACCTACGGCGCGGCACCCCGTCAGATAATACGCCGCCTGTTGGAAATACAGAAAGTTATTCACCGCAGACTTAAAGCCACGGGGCGAGGCATCGCGGCAGGTCTTGAGATCCCAGATGTCGGTGCCGGTGTGCCAGTCGAGCTTACCCTTGCAGGGATAGCCGTGCCACTCCCAACAAAGTGTTAGCTCACACCGATGCTCTGGCTTGGGTATGTGCTCGGCAAGAACCTCACGGCGCTCCATGCATACATCAACGAGGTCTTGCTTGACTGGCGTGCGGTCGCCCACGGTTGTCTTCCAGTCTTCATACTCAGCCTTTCCGACCTTGGTTCTCTTATCGACCGCAGGCTCGATGGCGTATTCCTCGTCGAACTTATCCAGCTCTAAGAATACTGAATGCTGAACCCTTCCCTCCAGAAGGGCAGGAGAGTTGTTAAACACCTTGTTCTTCCAAGAATACGGGCACCGAGAGATGCTGGTCAGGTCGTGGGATCGCCACGCCGGTATCGAGTCATAGGTGGGGTAGTCAAGATCTTCGTAGATTCCTACCTTAAAATCCATAGCACATTCCTCTATCTAAAAGTGGGGTTAAGACGTACTTTATCTCCTGCGCTTATGAAAAGGGCGAAACGTCAGCGACTCACAAATTCGACAAAGGTAAATAGTAAAGCCCTCCTCATCCTCCTCCGCAGACATCTCCACGTCGTGCTGATCGCACATCACAGCGTCTGGCTGGATCCACGGGCAGTCCCGCAGGTTCTCATCCACATCCCCGCGATCAAGCATTCTCCTCAACCTCTTTGATTAGTCGATTGGCGTACCAGATCATCTTCTTTAGATCCTCGGTCGGGTCTTCGTTCTTCCTAAAGCACCTGCTGGCATACTTGATGATGTTGCCCTGCAGATAGCCGTTAAACATCTCGGCGGTAGCCATCGACGACTTGATGCTGTCGATGGTTTCGATACCGCCTGCGGCATAGTGCTCAGGACTGTTGATCATGTCAGGCATTTCTCAGTCTCTCCTTGAGCGTGTCGGATACCTCAAGGATCTTCCACGCCATGTCTTGATGCTTCAGGTCACGCGCTAGATAGTGCAAAAGCTCAAGTGCATCTGCCAACTCGCCGATAGATGCACTCTTAATATTAGCCTCCGTAAACTCTAGCGAGCACGTAAGTGATTGATCAATCTCAATCTTGAGCACGGCTAGAACGGAATGTCGTCATCAAACTCGACGACAGGCTCAGAAGATTTTTTATCCGCAGCCGTCTTCTTTGCGATTGCGGCTAAACCGTCAACGCCACTCGGTGATGCCATGCTGCTCTCTGCCGCCTTCATCTCGAAAGATTCATTCACCATCTCCTGCATAAAGGATGGCAGATCGGCGAACACGTCACACATCTCCTTGCTCTTGGCATCGCTCTTGCCGTTAAACTCACGGCAGTACACCTCTAGGTCAAACACCTGCGCAGCGTTAACGGTCGGTGTTTTTTTCGCACCACCGTCTGGTTTAAACACTGACACAACCTTGGCGTTACCGCCCTCGGTGTGCGCAACCTCAAGCTGAGCCGACACAGATAAAATATTCTGTATCTCAAAGCCTTTTAATTCTTCTTCGGTGAAGCTCTTGCCGCGCCATGACTTCAGATCCTTGTGCAGCGTAGCGTTTTCATTGAGCGACGAGGTGTATTGTTTCATAATACTAAAAGGCCGACCATCTGCCATCTTGGGGTGTAAGACCTCCCAATAGATGCAGACCGACGTTCTTTTTTTAGGGTCGTCCTGCTGAAAGGTTTCCATCCGTGTGCCCACGTCAACGATCTTGTAGCACACTGCTGAGTATTGCCCGACAGGTAGCGTCTCTCGATCGCCCGTGCCGCTGGAAGAAATTGTTAGTCCCATGTACATATCCTCTTGTCTGTTTGCAAATTTGTATGATATTGTGCAACACCACACACATGGAGTCAACATCAATGAGCCTCAAAATAAAAAGACCGAACCAAAAAGACGCATCAACGCCCCTCTCAGGCAACCTGCGCGACGATTTTGAGAGCTTTCTGGCTACCAGTGGTCTTGAGGTTGATCCCAACAAGGGTTTGATCGTAGATGGCAGTGTGGGCCGCGCCTTTATGGACGTGGATGGCAAGCGCAAGCTGGTGGGGTGGTATCAGCTCTGGCTCGATCAGAGTTTACCTTACGGTCACGCAGGTGACTATCGGCTCGACCATAAAAAGCCTACGGCGGTGTGGCGTCCACAGAACAAGGGTAATAGGGCCATCACAGATGAGCAGAGGGAGGAGATACGCGCACTCAAAGAGCAGGCAGCTATCGACAGGCAGGAGAAGAACAACAGGGCTGCGAAACGGGCGCAGAATATGTGGATCAAGGGAAAGGACATCGAGATCCATCCCTACCTGAAGAAGAAGGGGGTGGAGAACCACGGGCTAAAGGTTGGCGATGGTAATCAGCTCATGCTACCCATGTGGGACGAGGATCTAAGCATCGTTGGCCTGCAGTTTATCGACGAGGACGGCGGTAAGAAGTTCCTCACTGGTTCCAAGAAGAAGGGCAGCTTTTATATCCTCGGTGTGGATCAGCTAGACTCGGCGACGACGATAAACTATGCGGAGGGGTACGCCACCGCCGCATCCTATTTCGAGGATGTTAATCAACCCGTGGTGGTGGCCTTTGATGCGTTCAACCTATCGCCGGTCGCTGAGTCGATTGTTAAATTCTTTCCGAGGGCCAAGCACGTTATCATCGCAGACTGCGACGACAGCATGACGGGCGAGCGGGAGGCGATCAAGGCCGCGCAGGTGATCAGGGACGCAGGCTCTCAGGCAGATGTTCTGATGCCGCAGAGCAAGGGCGACTATAACGACCACAAGCAGGAGCTGATAGGCGATGCGATAGAGGGGGAGGTCATGCCCACGCTGCAGGAGATCAACGTGCCTGTGAGCTATGACTTTCAGCGCAACAGCAGCGGGAAATATATTGCCAGTAAAGAAAATATACGCGGCGTGTTAACGGTTAACCAGATCGATGCGCGGTACAACACCATCAAGAAGCGCATGGAAATTGCGGTGCCTAACTCGGATTTCATACAGGATATGCAGGACGAGTCGGCGCTTATCGAGATCGAAGATCGCTGCATAACGATGGGGATGCCACACCAGAGGGTGCGCGACTGCCTCAAGCTATTGGCGAAGGAGTTCAACCCTGTTAAGGAGTGGATAGAGAGCAAGCCGTGGGACGGCAAGACTCGTCTGCAGATGTTTCTCGATACGGTCACTAGCCCGAACACAGAACTTAAAGAGATGCTGATGAAGAAGTGGCTGGTGAGCTGCGTGGCTGCGGCATACGAGCCGGAGGGTGTTGCGCTCGAAGGTATGTTGGTGTTTCAGGGCGCTCAGGGCATGGGCAAGACGCTTTGGTTCAAGAAGCTGTGTCCGGCAAACGAGGACTGGCTGCTGGAGGGCGTGACGATTAACCCTGCCGATAAGGACTCGGTGAAGCAGATCGTGAGCCACTGGATCGTGGAGGCAGGTGAGATCGAGAGCACGTTCAAGAAGGCTGACATTGATCAGCTCAAGGCATTCATCACGCGCAGGTCTGACGAGCTACGGCTACCCTACGACCGCGCATTTACAAGCTACAAGAGGCGCACAGCATTCTTCGCTAGTGTTAACGCACGCGAGTTTCTGGTGGACACCAGTGGCAACCGAAGGTTCTGGGTTGTGCCTGTCAAGGCTATCGACATCAGGCACAAGCTAACCATGCAGCAGGTGTGGGCGGAGGTGCGCGAGACGATGTATGAGGAGGGTAATAGGACGTGGTTCTTAACGCCTGATGAGCGCGAGATGCTGCAGGCGAGCAACGAGCTTTATCGCACGCAGAGCAGTGTCGAGGATCTTATCTTGGAGCACGTCAAGTTTGATTCAACGCTGACAGATGCAGTGCAGATGACCAAGCTGTTGCGTGATCTTGGCATCCCAAACCCACGGATGAGTGACTTCAAAGAGGCTGCACGCACGCTCTCCGATCACGGTCTTGAGCCGAGGAGGACGGGTGGAAAGAAGGTCTATGACATCGAATATACCAAGCCAGATGCAGGTGATGGGAAGGGTGGCCTGCTCGATAGGAGCTGGGATTAGGGTGGCATTTGGTGTAGGTAGTGTGCTCCGTGTTGATGCACTAGAGTAGTATAAGAGGACACGGAAACTTATACAGGTGTGTAATAAATAAAAATGCCGACCTGTACACTCTTTTTTTTTCACGTAAGCGATTGATAAATATGGTTAATGGTAGTAGGGGGGGGTAGTATACCCTTTAAAAGACTTTGTTTTATAAGGAGTATAAAGTAAAGATATTTATAGTTTATATAGGTCGTATATATAGTTTACAAACGCTGTACACACCCCACACTTGACACACTCATGGCGGCTTTAAAATGACAGAGAAGAAGAAGGTTGGTAGACCAAAGAACAGGCGACCGAAGCTGGCGGGTGATGCGCCAGCGCAGTTCGAGGTAGACGAGGAGCTAGGTCTTACAGAGATGCAGGCTGCATTCGTCTGGCACTACACGGAGGGTAGCTGTGGTCAGACGGAGGCTGCGCGGAGGGCAGGCTTTAGCTTCCCCGCTGCCTCGGCGAGTAAGATGCTGAACGGCAGACATCAGCCGCAGGTCACGCGAGCGATTCGGATAGCGCAGGAAGAGCTGAGGGAGAAGTATGCCATCACGCCTCAGAAGACTGGCACGATGCTGTGGAAGATAGCCGAGGAGAGTTTCGCGAGCGGCCACTTCAACGCGAGCGTGAGCGCGATCAAGGAGCTGAATCAGCTCGCTGGTTTAAACATACAGCGCAGCCAGAGCCTGAACATTAATGCCAACATCGACGGCATGAACAAGGCAGACATCAAGCAGAGGCTAGGCGAGCTGCTAGGGCTGCAGGATGATCTCGAAGATAAAGATATGTAAGAACTTGCAAGCCAACCTGATCGAGCGCCGCGTCAGATCTAACTTGAAAAAGAGGCGCTCTTTTTCTCAGACCCCCAAAAATCGGGGGAATTCCCCTTTCTTTCCCTAAGTGCCTGATATTTAAGGCTTTTCTGGCATTTGCTGAA